GCCAAAACCAATAAAGCAAACAATGAGTAAAGCAGCGGATAAATATTTTAAGCAGTTCTGCCAGTCCTTTCCGGAGGACAAAATGAACCATTCGGCGTTCGTTCAGTTAATAAGAACATATGCGCGAATGTGCGCGGAGGAGGACGAACTCCAGGCGTTTGTCGATGAACATGGATTTACGTACACCGCCACGACGCGAGCGGGTGACACGTTGCATAAGCATTACCCGCAGCACGGCACGTTGTCGAAATTGCGCACGCAGAAAACGGCCACATTCCGAACGTTGATAAAGTATTTAAGAGATGAGCAAATCGAAGATGAAGGCGAAGATTTTTTACGATAACGAAGGCGCGCCCGAGTGGGTGGAGCGCGTCGTTTCGCAAACGTTGCCGTCATCGGATGAATTTTATTTTGATTGGAGGGAGGCCGAATTTAGGGTTAAGTTTATCGAGGGTCATTGCCGTTATCCAGAAGGACCGAAGGCCGGACAGTTGATAAAGTTGGACGAATGGCAAAAGGAAAGAATAATTTATCCGACGTTCGGGTGGAAAGAACGCGAATCAGATTTACGCCGGTTCCGGATGGTGTTCGAGGCAATACCAAGGAAGAACGCCAAAACCACATTAACGGCGGCCATTGCGTTGTCGATATTATTCCAGGACGGGGAGGAAGCCGCACAGATTTACACCGCGGCGGGCGAGAAGGGGCAAGCCGGTTTAATTTACCAAGCGATGTCGTACATGGTTGGCGCTGATCCGTTGTTATCCAAGCGGACGCAGATTTACCGAAACGAATTGCGTTATCCGGAGAAGCGAAGTTACGTTAAAGTGTTGAGCGCGGATGCAAGGACAAAGCACGGTTTCAACGCGCACGCGGTTTTATTTGACGAGTTGCACACGCAGCCGAACCGAGATTTGTGGGATGTGTTAAATAGTTCGATGTTATCGAGGGAGCAACCGATTACGATGGTGATGACGACAGCCGGCACGGATACGAATACTCTATGTTTTGAAATGTGGGAATATGCGCGCGCGGTTCGCGATGGTATCACGGTGGACGATCGTTTTTTGTCGGTGATTTTTGAAGCGCAAGACGGCGACGATTGGCACGACATCGAAACGTGGCGAAAAGCTAATCCGGCGTTAGGTTCGTTTTTGACTGAAAAAAATTTCGAGATTGAATACCAAAAGGCCGTTAAAATGCCGAGTTATATCAACACGTTCAAAAACTTGCATTTGAACGTTTGGACCAACAGCGCGGAAGGTTGGATCGACGACGAAACATGGATGCGGTGCGCGGACGAATTGGACGACGACTATTTGCGTTCGTTGCCGTGTTGGGCCGGCTTAGATTTAGCGAGCGTTCGCGATTTGTGCGCGTTCGGTGTTGTTTACGTCGATGAAAAAAAACAACGATTTTATTTAAAGGTGCATCATTTTGTGAATAGCGAAAAGGCGCGTAATAAAAAATTAAGCGCGGGCGTTGATTATTTGCGTTTTCAAGACGAAGGCAGCGTAACAATCACCGAAGGAAACGCGACCGATCACAGTTATATTTTAGATTGGATTAGAGATTTTGCGAGCAAAAACGATTTGCGGCAAATAGCGTTTGACCGTCATTTGTCAGGATATATTGCGGCGCAGTTGCACGAAAGTAAAATCGAGGTGGTGCCATTCGGTCAGGGTTACGTTTCAATGAGTTTCCCGACTAAACAATTTGAAACGCTCGTAATGAATCAGCAGTTAAAACACGACGGCAATAATTGTTTAAGGTGGCAGCTCGGATGCGTCATTATTGAGCGCAGCCCGGCGGATGATATTAAAGTGACGAAAAACAAAAACCGTGAATCGCAAAAAGTCGATGGTGTTGTCGCCGCGATTATGGCGCTGGGGCAATACTATGACTATAAAGGAAGCCAACCGAAGGGAGCAAAAACGTTCAAAGTTGTAGGTTTTAATTTTTAGCCGTAAATTTGCAATATGGGTTTAATTGATCGTGTACGCGGTTTATTTGGAGCGAATAACATTCAGACATCGACGGCCTACACCGGCACGCCAAATTTCTGGATGAATTTAGGTTTAGGCCGCGAAACAAACAGCGGCCAGCAGATAAGCGCGTCCAATGCGATGCAGTTAAGCGTCGTTTATTCGTGCATTAATAAAATTGCCAGCACGGTCGCCATGCTTCCGTGTAACGCGCATTTAATTGACGGCAATTTTGACAAGGTCGCTAACATTAGTAATTATTTACTGAACGTTTCGCCGGACGACAAAATTACATCGAACGAATTTAAACAATCTTTGTTAGCGATGTCGTATTTATACGGCGTCGGTTACGCGCGTATAATTCGCGATCAAAGAACCGGCGACGTTTTGCGTTTGCAGTTATTGCACAGCGACAAAGTTAAACCGGGCGAAGTTGATGGCGTTAAGGTTTATCAGATATCGGACGACGTTTATTTGTTGCCGGAGGATCTAATAATCGTTCCGGCCATTATGCGCAAAAGTCCGGTCGAGTTGAACGCCGAAAGTTTAGGTTTGTTTAAGGCGGCGCAGTATTACGCGGCTAAGTTTTTCGACGGCGGTGGTGTTATGAATGGATTATTAACCAGCGACGAACCATTGGAAGCCGAGCAAATACAAACGTTGTTGGACACGTGGGAACAGCAAGCTGGCAAGCAAACGCGGATGATGCCGTTCGGAATGAAGTATCACCGTTTCGGTGTGGAACCGGACAAGGCACAAAACACGGATGCAAGGAAGCACGAAGCCGAGGAAATTTGCCGCATTTTTAACATTCCGCCGGCGATGATTGGTTTAGGTTCGTCGAGTTATGGCGATTATGAAAATCAAGCGCGCGCGTTTGTTAATCAATGTATTGCGCCGATCGCGTCGAAGTTGGAAAGCGAATACAATTTGAAGTTGTTACCACGAAACGAGCGAGAGCGAATTGGATTCCGTCACGACATGGATGAATTGATGCGCGGAGATATGGCGGCACGTTCGGCGTTTTATGACAAGATGCTGGTTAATGGCGTGATGAACCGAAATGAAGTAAGGGCAAAGGAGCGAATGAATAAGATTGACGGCGGCGACATTTACACCGTCCAGGTTAATCAAATTTCGTTAAACGAATTGGATAATTATTCAAAGAAAATTTCAAGCAATGAAAACGGATGATTTAGGAAATATAGAAGTGCGCGAAGCAACATCGGTTGTTTCGTCGGTAAACGATGAAAGCCGAACCATCGAAGTCACGTTCGGCACAACATATCCGGTCCAAAGATACGATGGTCAGAACGCGCGCTATTTTAACGAGGTTTTAAGTTTTGATCCGGCACACGTTCGCATGGAAAGAATGGAAAACGGAACAGCTCCGGTTTTGAATAACCACATGAACACGGGAACGGACGGCGTTTTGGGTAAAGTTGAAAGCGCACGTTTAGAAGGCGATCACGGCGTTGCTGTTTTGCGATTTGCGAAAACTCCGGACGTTGATAACACATGGGAGAAGGTTCGCGACGGTATTATTACCGGCGTTTCAGTTGGTTATCGCGTCAATGAATACACGGTAACGGACAGAAGCGGCGACGTTCCAACGTACACGGCGACAAGTTGGGAACCGTTGGAAGTTTCGATTGCTCCGGTTCCAGCCGATCCGCGCAGCTCAGTAAGAAGCGCGACCGATAATGTTGAAATAAAAGGAGATGAAAAAATTATTGAACATATTGAAGAAATGGATCAGCGCGACGCTGAACCTATTGTTAAACAAAATAAAGCGAAAAAAATGAATCTTAACGATTTGAAAGCGTCGCGCAAAGCGATGGAGAATGAACTTGCAGATTTGAACGCATTAACCGAAATGGACGACGTTCAAAACGCAAGATTTGCCGATTTAGTTGGCAAAATTGACGATGTGACAAAAAACATCGAGTTAAAAGAAAAAGCTGCCGAGCAGTTGAAAGCGCGTGCGGTTGCTGGTGAAGCAGTTTCCAAAGGTGAGGAGAAAGAAATTTCTCAGTTGAAAAAACGTTTTTCAATCACCGAGAGCGTTCGAGATTTGATGGACGGCAAAGGTTTGTCAGGTGTTGCGATGGAGATGAAAACCGAAGCAGCTCGCCAAGGACACCACGGACAAGGGATTGTTATTCCGGCGAATTTCCAACGTGCCGGAGGTGCTGACGATTTCCAAGCTGGATCGGGTGACGGTGCCGGATTTGTTGCGACCGAAGTAGGGGCGTTCATCGAAGGATTGACCGCACCGCTTGAGGTTGAATCATGGGGAACGCAAGTGTTGAGAGGTTTGAGCGGGAACGTTCAATTTCCAAGAGAGAGCGTAAAAGCAACAGCAACAGCCGAAGGCGAAGTTGATGACGATGCGAATTCAGGCATGGAAATGGATGAGCTTACTTTGTCACCAAAGCGTTACGCGAACACGACAAAGTTTAGCAAGCAGTTGATGTACCAAGCGACCGGCGACGTTGAGGCGATCATCGCAAACGCGCTTCGTAGAGGTCACGAGCGTAAAGTGTTGAGCGACATTTTCACCGGTTCAGCTGGTATCACGGGAATCACCGGCATCACCGGAGTGAACGACATCGCTGCTGCGGACACGGCCAATTATGCTGCAATCATCGCGGCGTTGGAAGCTGCTGTTCTTGCCGATCACGGTTTGACACCAAACGCTCGTTTCGTATTGTCACCAAGTGCATACGATTACGTAAGCAAAGCGGTGAACGTGACAGGTGTTAGCGCGTTGATTGACAACATGAACAACACCATTAAAGGGTACACGTATCACAAAACGCCATATCTTGCAGATGCTTCTGCTGGAGTTGGTCAAGCGGTGTTCGGTGATTGGGCGAATGCGGTGTTGGCGTTCTTTGGAGCGATTGACATTGTTGTTGATCCATACAGCGCGAAAAACACGGCACAAGTTGAAATTACAATGAATCAATTCATTGATTTCAATTTGACGCAGCCGGCAGCATTTGCGTTCGAGGATGGAATTACAATTTCGTAATTTAAGCACAGAGAGTTAGCAAAATAAAACGCCGATCGGTCATGTGTCGGTCGGCGTTTTTAATACAACAAAAAAAATGCGGGTAACATTTGACAGAACCAAATTGATTGACGACGTAAACGGAAGTCAGATTTTAAGTTTAGGCGACGCAAAAAATTGGCTTCGCGTTGATAGCAACGACGAGAACGATTTAATTCAGTCGCTCGTTGATGTCGCGATTGGGGCGGTTCAAAGCTATATCGGTCAGGCGTTGGACGAGATTAGCGAATTCAAGTTTTATTTACCCGATTTTGTTGATGTTAATTTGCCCGTTGGGCCATTGCGTTCGATTGAAAGTATCACGTATTATGACGCGGGAAATAGTTTGCAGACATTGGCAACGAATCTTTATTGGACCGAAGTTGGCAACGTGACACAACCGAAGGTGTTTTTTAAACAGCCATTGCCGGACGTTTACGATTACCGAGCGCAGCCGGTAATTATCACGGCCACGGTTGGTTATGCGTCAAACGGTGTTCCGCCGGCAGTGTTGCACGCGGTTCGTTTATTGGTTTCGCAGTATTACGACATTCGCGAAAATTTCGCAGTTGGCACGGTTGTTTCCAACGAGATGCCGAACGGGATTAAGTCGTTGTTGTCACCTTATCGAAATGTTTATTTTGTATGAGATTAGGCCGTTTAGATAGACGAATAGCATTGCAGCGATTGACTTACACGACGGGCGATTATGGCCAGCGCGTTGAAGGGTGGACGGCCATTGCTACGGTATGGGCGAACGTGGACACGCGCGGAGGTAATGAAAGCGAAAAGGCGCAGACGGAATTTCCAGCGCGAAAGGTAATTTTCACTTGCAGATTCCGAGACGATGTTGGCCCGGATGATCGCGTCGTGTGGGATAGTGACGTTTATCAGATTGTCACGGTGGAGGAAACGCACTACACGCGCAAAAGATATTTAAAGTTACACGCTATTTTAAAAGGCCGCCAAGATGGTTAATATAAATTTTGATGATAAGGAGCTGCAAAAGTTTTTAAAGCGCGTTGCATATTGCGCGGAGTTTGGCCGCAAAAATCAGCGTGAAATGTTGAAGATAAACCGTCGCGTGTCAAAAACGTACTGGATGACGGCGCGCCGGAACATTCGCGACGCAAAAGAAGTTTTTAAGGTTTATAAAAATAAGTCAGTTTATCGAGAAGTTACACCGGGAACGCTCCGGCGTTCGATGGGTTCCTGGCGTTCAGGGCGTCGGACAAATGTGATTTTAGCCGGGCCGCGAGCGTTTACGAAAGCTCCAAACATAAACGCAGATGGTTGGTTTGGTTCAATAGTTGAAAGTGGACACGTTGGAACATCAGCTTCGAAAAACACGCGAAATAAAGGAGTTTTTGAACGAACGTTAAAATCAACAATGGAAACGATGCGCGTTCAGCAAATAAACGAATACAGAAAAGAATTTAAACAATACACGCGATGAACGTTGTCGGAATAGCGATTAACTATATTTTAGAAAACGGAACGACTAATTTGTCCGCGCAACCGGATTTCGCGCAGAACGATTTTGCCGACACATACATCGTTTATCGTGTTGTGAATGTAACGCCCAGCGACACAAAAAGCGGCGTTTCTACCTTGGATGAGGTTGATGTAGAAATAAACATTTACAGCACTATTTTGGCGACGGTTGCCGATTTGGCGCAAAAGGTTCGCGCCGATTTGGATCGCGTGGCGCATGGTACATATGCCGGCGTAACATTGCAAGGTGTGCAATTTACGGACGAGGACACCGGTTACGATTATTTTTCGAGGAGGTACGAATGCCAGCACACGTACACATTTCGAGTTGAGCGATAAATTTTGTAAATTTGCATTATGGAATTAAAAGTATTAAAGGCCATTCGGGGTCAAAGATGGGTAAAAGGTGACACGATTAACGTGTCGCGCGATTACGCTAAAAAACTTATTTCCAAAAATCAGGCGTGCTTGCCTGGGGAATACTTGGAAAAGATAGCAGTTAAAAAAGAAGTTAAAAACGACGAAAAATAAAATAAAATGGCACAAACACTTAATGTAATGAACGGCACAGATTTGGCCGTTTATTTTGGAACTTCGTCAGGTTCTGAGGCATTGATCGCACACGCGACCGAATGTTCAATTTCATTCAGCGAGGACGCGCGCGACATCACAACCAAAGATTCTGCCGGATGGCGTGAACTTTTGGAGGGGTTAAGATCGTTCACCGTATCAA